CATTGTAACTGTTGAAGAAGGGTCTAGAAAGATTCTATCTGTTCGTAGAAACTGGGAACAGAATGATCCTAAAAAAACAAAAATACAATATTTTGTACACTTTAAATTTTTACCAGGACTTGGTTTTTATGGTTTTGGTTTAATTCACATGATTGGTGGATTGTCACGTACAGCAACAGCTGCACTTAGACAGTTATTAGATGCAGGAACACTATCTAATTTACCCTCAGGATTTAAACAAAGAGGTATTAGAGTTAGAGATGATGCACAACCTATTCAACCAGGAGAATTTAGAGATGTAGATGCACCTGGAGGAAATTTAAGAGATGCATTCATGCCTTTACCATTTAAAGAGCCTTCACAAACGTTATTAGCTCTTATGGGTGTTGTAGTTCAAGCAGGTCAAAGGTTTGCTTCTATTGCGGATATGCAAGTAGGTGATGGAAATCAACAAGCTGCAGTTGGAACAACAGTTGCTTTACTTGAAAGAGGAAGCAGAACAATGTCAGCAATCCATAAACGAATCTATGCTGCTTTAAAACAAGAGTTTGGTTTATTAGCTAAACAATTTAAAACAAATTTACCTCCGGTATATCCATATGATGTAGTAGGTGGACAAAGACAAATTAAACAAGCGGACTTTGATGATAAAGTAGATATCATTCCAGTTGCTGATCCAAATATATTTTCACAAACACAAAGAATATCTTTAGCACAAACTGAAATGCAACTTGCTGCATCTAACCCTGGAATTCATAATACTTATGAAGTTTACAGAAACATGTACGAAGCATTAGGAGTAAAAGATATTGACAAAATTTTAGTTAGACCTCAACCCCCACAACCAAAGGACCCTGCATTAGAACATATAGATGCTCTTGCAGGGAAACCGTTCCAAGCATTTCCGGGACAAGATCATAGATCTCATATTACTTCACATTTAAGTTTTATGGCAACAAACATGGCAAAGAATGCCCCTCCAGTTATGGCTTCATTGGAAAAAAATATTTTTGAACACATTTCAATCATGGCTCAAGAACATTCTGAAGTAGAATTTAAACAAGAGATGCAACAATTACAAATGATGGGTCAACAGATACAACAAATGGGTCAACAACAAGGACCACAAGGTCAACAAGCAATGCAACAAGTGCAAATGCAAGCTAAAATGCTTCAAGAAAAGATAGAAGCAAGAAAAGCACAGTTAATTTCTGATGCTATGGAAGAATTTTTAAAAGAAGAACAAAAAATATCATCACAATTTGGTAATGACCCTATTGCAGCATTAAGATCTAGAGAATTAGACCTTAAAGCTCAAGAAAATGTTAGAAAAGAGCAAGAAAGTAAGGACAGAATAAACATTGACAAGATGAAAGCAATGATGAATCAATCTACACAAGACGAAAAACTACAACAAAATGAGGATTTAGCTAAGATGAGAGCTAATACTTCAATAGAAAAAACTATTTTGGCCGCAAAGCTAAAAAACGATAGTGAAAAATATAAAAATAAGGTATAAATATGGCTATGAAAAAAAATGACGGATTATCAATGGTAGTTAAAAAAGATTTTATGGGTAAACATGGAACTCAATTTGTAGACCATTCAAAATTTTTAAATAAAGACGGTTATGCTCAATCAATTGATGTTGAAATGACTGATCCTAAAAAAACTCAAGAACAATACATTCAAGGTCAAGAAAAAGTACTTCCAGAAAAAAGACGCAAAGTAAAGTGGTATTAAATAATGCTTCCTATGTTAGGTGCAATTGCTCCACTAGCTAAAATCTTATTTAATACAATTGAAAAATCAGTTCCTGACAAAGATTTACAAGAAAAATTAAAAGCACAACTTAATCAACAATTATTACAATCTAGTACAGAAGAATTAAAAGCTGCAGCATCTATAGTTGAAGCAGAGGCTAAAGCAGGTTGGTTTACAGCAAGTTGGAGACCTCTTTTAATGTATGTTTTAATCTTTATTTTAGTCTGGAATTATATTATTGGACCTGTTATAAGATTAATGCTAGGAACGGTTATTACATTTGAACTTCCAGGAGACGTTTGGACACTTTTGCAAATTGGCCTTGGGGGATATGTAGTAGGACGATCTGGTGAATCTATCGCACGAACGATGGCTAATAAAAATAACAAGGAGTAGACATGAGAAACGATTATAAAATAAGACCAAGAGCACAAATGTTAAGAGGTGGTGGAATAGCTCTAAGAGGAAAAGGCGTTGCACTACGTGGTGGTGGAATAGCTTTAAGAGGAAAAGGAATTGCACTTAAAAAAGGTGGAAAAGCAAAATAATAATGGCTGGACTTGGTATTGCTAAAAGAGGATTTGGGTTAGCTAGAATTGGAATGGCTAAAGGTGGTTCTACACAAGAACCAACGGAGTCTAACACTGCGTTAAAAGAAATTATAACACCTAAAGATAACTACGTTGCAAAACAACCTGCACCAGTTAAAAAAAGACCTGAAGAACCTACCAATGCAAATACTGCGTTAAAAGAAATTAAACCTTCTACCTTATTTAAAGGAAAAGAAACTTATAGTGAAGAATTAAAAGAAGCTACAGCTCTTAAAAAAGGAAAAATAACAAAATCTGATTTTGTTAAAGGAGAAAAATCTGAAGGTGAAAAAGATGAGAACCCAGCTAAATCAGCTAATGCAATTAAATCTGGAAAGATGTCTCCTAAAAAATATGCCTCTAAAGAAGGTAAAAAGAAAATGAAAAAAGGTGGTAAAGTAAAAACACTAGACGAATCAAAAGCTCACGAAAATAAAGAATCTAAAAAAGCAGAAAGTAAAGAAACATCACTTGAAAAAAAAGGTTACGTAGAAACTAAAAGTGGTAAAATGAAAAAGAAAAAATAATGAGTGGAATTGGAATACAAAAAAAAGGATCAGGTATTGCTAGACCAGGATTAAAAGATGGTTCTTTTCCAGATTTAACAGGCGATGGTAAAGTTACTAAAGCTGATGTTTTAAAAGGAAGAGGCGTTTTTAAAAAAGGTGGTTCTGCTAAACCAGGTCTTTGGGCAAATATAAATGCAAGAAAAAAAGCAGGAACAAGTCGTCCTAAATCTGCATCTACTATATCACCTAAAGCATATGCTAATATGAAAGCTGGCTTTCCTAAAAAGAAAAAATAATGGCTGGACTTGGTATCCAAAATAGAGGTTGTGGTAAAGCTAGAATAATGAAAGCTGAAGGTGGATCAACTGCTGCATGGCAAAGAAAAGAAGGTAAAAATCCATCAGGTGGTTTAAATAGAAAAGGTATTGCATCTTATAGAGCTGCAAATCCTGGATCTAAATTATCTATGGCTGTTACTACTAAACCATCTAAATTAAAACCAGGTTCTAAATCTGCCAATAGAAGAAAATCATTTTGTTCAAGAATGAAAGGTATGAAATCTAAATTAACTTCAGCTAAAACTGCTAGAGACCCAGATTCAAGAATTAATAAATCCCTAAGAAAGTGGAATTGTTAATATAAACAATAAACGAAAGGAAAGATAATGGAAGATATAAATATAGCATATAAATTGCAACGTTTTATGAAAGATCAATTAAGTAATTTAACGGGTATTGTGACGTCAGGTGGCTTTGACAATATGGAAGATTACAAGTATATCTTAGGTCAAATTCGTACATACGAATTTTTATTACAGGAAATCTCTAACCTGCTAAACAACAAGGAGCTAAAACAAGATGCCGGAAACGTTATTAAACTCGACTGAAATACCTAAAACCGTTCTAGGTTTAGAAGAAAAATATAAAGAAGAAGATAAAAAAGTAGACGACAAAACTATTAGAGCAGAAAATATTACTGAATCTTTAGTTGATAGTTTACCAGAACCATCTGGATGGAGACTATTAGTATTACCATTCACACCAAAAGATAAAACCAAAGGTGGAATTATTATTGCACAAGAATCACTAGATAAACTAAGAATAGCTACAAATTGTGGTTATGTTCTTAAAATTGGACCATTAGCGTATCATGATAAAGAAAGATATCCAAAAGGTCCATGGTGTAAAAAAGGGGATTGGGTTATCTTTGCTCGCTATGCGGGATCAAGATTACCAATAGAAGGTGGCGAAGTAAGGCTACTTAACGATGACGAAGTACTTGGGACTATTAAAAATCCTGAAGATGTTCTTCATCACATTTAAACATAGGAGGCACTATGCCAGAAGATAAAAAACAAGAACCAATGATAAATGTCGGCGAAATTGACGGAGCTGACGTAGAATTGGATATTAAAGATAATGATGCAGAATTAATTACTGCAGAGAAAGAAACACCAGCTAAAGAAGAAGCTGTTAAAGAAGAAGCGAAAGAAGAATCAACTTACATAGAATCTAAAAAAGAAGAACCGAAAGAAGAACAGAAAAAAGAAATTGAAGAATACAGTGAAGGAGTGCAAAGAAGAATTGCTAAACTAACTAAAAAATGGCGCGAAGCTGAAAGACAAAAAGAAGAAGCTGTTCGCTATGCTCAGATTGTTAAATCTGAAAAAGACAATATGTCTAAAAAGTTTAGTGCACTTGAAACTACTTCAGTTAAAGATAGAGAACTTAAAATTGTTGCAGCTATAGAAGCAGCTAAATCAAAACTAGGACTTGCAAGAGAGGCCGGTGATGTTGGAGCAGAAGTTGAGATCTCTAAAGAAATAGCTAAATTAGGTTATGAAGAAGCTAGATTACAAGAATTAAAATCACAAGCTGAATCAATGCCTAAACAAGAAAGATCTGTTGAAACATTTCAAAATGTTAAAAATCAACAATCTCCTGTACCAGATAATATACCAACAGATGGTAAAGCAGAATCTTGGGCTACTAAAAATAGATGGTTTGGTACTGATAAAGCTATGACTTATACGGCTTTTGATATCCATAGACAAATTGTAGACGATGAAGGTTATGACCCTAAATCTGATGAATATTATGCAGAAATTGACAAGAGAATAAGACTTGAGTTTCCGCATAAATTTGGTACAAGTAATGCTACGGAATCGACTAAACCGGTACAGACAGTAGCTTCATCGAAGCGAAGTACAAAACCTGGTCGCAAAACTGTGAGACTCACACCCTCTCAGGTAGCTATTGCTAAAAAATTAGGTGTGCCATTAGAAGAGTATGCGAAACAACTAAATATCACGAAGGAGGTATAGGCATATGGTAAACGAAAACAAAACAATTAAGACTTCCCGTGCGAGTGAAACTAGGGTTAAAAATGATAGACCTAAAGTTTGGACTCCACCATCATCTTTAGATGCACCAACTGCGCCAGACGGTTTTAGACACAGATGGATAAGAGCTGAGTCATTAGGCTTTGATGATACTAAAAATATCACAGGCAGAATGAGATCAGGTTATGAATTAGTGAGAGCTGATGAATATCCTGAACAGAATTATCCTGTTGTTAAAGACGGTAAATACGCAGGAGTGATCGGAGTTGGAGGCCTATTGCTGGCTAGGATACCTGAAGAGATCGCAAAATCTCGCGAAGAGTACTTTGCAAAAAGGACTAAAGAACGAGAAGACGCTATTGCAAACGATCCCATGAAGGAACAGCATCCAAGTATGCCAATCAGTAATGATAGGCAGACTCGTGTAACTTTTGGTGGCTCAAAGAAGAACTAATTATTTAGTAATTCCTAACCAACAAAGTTTTAAAAAAACTAATAAGGAGAAAATAACATGGCTAACTCAACAGTAGCATATGGTCTTAGACCATTAGGCAAGGTTGACGGTAACCCAGCAGCTGGCGGACAATCACCTTACAGAATAGCGGACAACGCTTCAACATCTGTATATCAAGGTGACCTTGTAGGCCTAGGTGCTACGGGTAACGTTGTACCAGTTACATCTTCTGCAACTACTACAATACTAGGTGTATTTAATGGTTGTTTGATAGATGTTAGCCCAACTACAGGTAAACCGACTTGGAAAAACTTCTATGTACAAACTGATGTGGCTCAAGGCCTAATTAATGCGTATGTAATAGATGACCCAAATCAACTGTACTTGGTAAGATCAACAAACACGGCGTTAGGTAATACTGCTCTTGGAACATCATATGGTATCAAGCATGCTGCAGGTAGTTCTGTAACAGGACTTTCTGGAGTATACATGGACCTTGGTGCTACAACGACAGCACAATTAAGACCTACTTCTGTATCACCTTTTATCGGAAACGAAGAAGCGGTATTGAATGAGGAATTTGTTGTGAAAATAAGATCTACGTCATCAATTCTATAAGGAGAATATAAACTATGGCTATATCACGATCACAACTAGTTAAAGAACTAGAACCAGGTTTAAACGCTCTGTTTGGACTTGAGTACAAAAGATACGAAACGGAGCATGAACAAATATTTGATAAAGAAACTTCTGATAGAGCATTTGAAGAAGAAGTAATGTTATCAGGTTTTGGTAATGCTGCGGTAAAAGCGGAAGGTTCTGGCGTTTCTTACGATTCTGCTCAGGAAACTTTCACTGCAAGGTATACGCATAATACTATTGCTTTAGCGTTTGCAATCACTGAAGAAGCGATTGAAGACAACTTGTATGATAGACTTGCGTCTAGATATACAAAAGCTTTAGCAAGATCTATGGCGAATACTAAACAGGTATATGCTGCTAACGTTTTAAATAACGGATTTAGCACATCTTACCCTGGCGGTGATGCATCTCCGTTGTTTTCAACAACTCATGCGACTATTGCTGGTTCATTCAGCAATACATTAGCTACAGCTGCTGACTTAAACGAAACTTCATTAGAGCAATCATTAATTGATATTGCTGCATTCACTGATGAACGTGGTTTAAAAATTGCTGCTCAAGGAATGAAATTAATCATCCCTTCTGCATTACAATTCACAGCTGACAGATTAATGAAATCGTCAGGAAGAGTTGGAACAGCTGATAATGATATCAATGCAATCAAAGACATGGGAATGATTTCACAAGGTTATACTGTGAACCATTACCTAACTGACACTGATGCGTTTTTCATTAAAACAGATGTACCTAATGGTATGAAATATTTCGAAAGAGCTCCTATCAAAACATCGATGGAAGGTGATTTCGAAACTGGTAACGTAAGATACAAAGCTAGAGAAAGATACAGTTTCGGCTGGTCTGACCCTAGAGGTATTTACGGTTCTCCAGGAGCGTAAAGACTTTATTAACAAGGTGGCTTAGGCCACCTTGTTATGTTAATATAGAAAGATAAAGTTATGATAAAATTGTTTAATGTTAAAATAAGAGCTTACGGTTATATAGCTTCATTTAATATTAATGCAGAGGATACAGCAGAAAGTATAGAAAACGCTATCCTTGACAAAATAGGACAAAACGGGGTATTATTAAAGGACAGCGATAGGGCTTATAGTAAGTCTAAATGCTGGATAACCTATGAGGAGGTTGTAGATGGATCAAGTACAAAACCTTTACAAGAAGAAAAGGTTGTTAGAACTTGATTGGGAACAGGCTCATGTTGAAGAGGG